TCGTTTCTGCATAGTCCTCGCTTACCCAATCGGTGTTACATTTGATTGTTTCTTTTCCGTTAGTATTGAACGTTCTTCTTTGTCCTTCAAATTTGGAATAGCTAACTAAATTCGTTTGCAGCAAATTATATTCAGATGTTTCTACGTTGATGTTAGTATTCGATGCCTTAAAGAAAAATTCACGTTGCCATGCCCCATATCGGTTAATGAAATCCACTACTACCGGCTCGTATCTGCACTCTGTTTTCGGCTTAAAAGTCGCAGTCCATTGTAACACATCGGCTGCATTAAATATTTCTACCTTATTACCAACTGCAAGCCACGCAGAATTAACTCTAAATGTATCTATAACCGCATTTGTTATAATATTATAGGTGACAGTTGCTAAAGTGCTTAGGTTTGTTCTTACAATCTTATAACCTGCAATAGCATCAAGCGTAATACTACCTGCTCGCTTTAAAAAGTCAGTTGTTAAATTGGCAGTTGAATCGTAGTTATAATAGTACGTTTTTTGGTCTAATAAATACTCGCCCAAGTTAGGATTATATCCTTGTTCGTAATAACCGTATCCATCAAATGCTTTGTATGTAGTTGTATCAAGTAGATTCTTTAAACCACTAACTACTTTATAACGCTTAACCACGACATTGCAATACTCTAAATAAGGAGTTGCAGCATTGTTTTGATTGTACACGTTATTAAATGCATTGTGCTTTATGTACTCACGAACGTACTCGGATATATCATAAGTCGTTTGGAAATTTGTACTTGATGGAATTAATTTAGATAGCTGATAAGTTGGTGTACTTGGTTGCGTATCATTTGCATTCCAAATAAATAGTTGGATATAACTCCCCGTTTGTCCTATCTCGTTGACCTCAATTATATAAGGTGATTTTACAAATATATTGCTCATTTCTTTGTGATTGTTTCTTTCATAATACTATCAAATAATTGTTCTGCATCTAATCCGTATTTCGTTATCAATGTATCAGGCAATTTCTTAAATGCTTTCTCGAATGGTTTGGTAAAGAATAGGCTCGGTTTAATTCCCTTATTCCAAATAGAACGAACAATGGCATTAACTAAAGATTTTTGTGTAATAAATTTACCTTTCTTATCTCTACCTTTTATTCCTTTTATTCTTACCCACTTTTCAATGCCGCTTGTTAAACCGCCTTTAGGACCTGAACCAGTACCAAACCTAAATCCACTTTCGCTTCTGCCACTCTTAACACCTTTTACCCCTCTATCCTGAAAATATCCATATGCCTCCATTTGAAAGTACATACTGATTGAGTTAGGCATTTCCTTAACTTGTCCGGTAATAGACTGAGATAGTTTTCCAGTACTATCCTTGCCCATTGATTTCAAGTTAGCCTTTGCTTCGTTAACTATCGTATCTCTGAACTTATTAAGTGCTTTCTGCGTCTCAGTCATCTTAGCAAATTGTCATTTCGTTAGGCACTAATACATCGAATGTCATTGTCCATCCTGCAAGTAAGTTTTCAAATCGTTCTGTAAATGGCTCACAACTTGGATTGCCATCTACTACAAAATTATCATCGTACATATCGCCACGTCTCAACATCTCATAAGCACGATTTAATACTGCCAATTGTGTATGAAGAACGTCTTGCTCATTATCGTTTCCTATGAATATATCTGTAGCTTTTGACTTTGAAATATCCACAATATCCATCGCAATAATAGACACATTGAAACGCACCACATTACTTTCAAAGTTAGCTGAATTAACCATTATGTGAATCAAAGGAAATATAGTCTGTTTACCTAAATCAACTTTAAATATGTCACCTTCCGTTATTGTGTTCACGATTTTATCAGCATCAAAATGCGCCTTTAAATCGTTTAGTACTTTATAGTAATTTGTCATTATCTTTTATTTAAATGCTTGTTAAGTTGCCTTTGTTCGATTTCGGTTTTCTGCTTTTCGAAGGTGAGATAGGTGAGACATTGAGTAAGTCTATATCCGGTAACGACATCGAATTTTGTAATGTCTCCTTTAGCGAGTCCATATATTGATTGATACCATCCCCACTGCTTCCCAAATTGAGCTTGTTCTGAAAAGTCGCTTTGAAATCCTTGTTCGTCTGAATTTGAATCGTTAAATAATTGATTGTAGCCTGCAATAATTCTTTTCCTAAAGTCCAAAAAAAAACAGAAGAAGATAATACCACATCTAATGGTGCAAACTTCATTAATTCCTGCATATCAGGGCTTGGATTGTAATCAATAATTTCGTATTTACCTTTGAAATTCTTGGTGACTGGTCTATACATAACTGCCATTGCTTTGTGGTAAGTTTCCCAATCGTTCAAATGGCTTTCTAAATCCACGTATTCGCCTAATGTTATGTCTTCCAAGTTCGTAATAAAACCAAACTCTTGATTTCCTATTTTAAATGTTGGTTGGAATTTAGATTTTGTATCAAATAGTTCTGCAAAATGTACTATCAATTCGTTTATTGTAGTAAGCTTCATCTTAACTACATCCTTAAGTTCAATACCGCAGAAGATTTCAATCATTTTCTGTGCGATAAATTCCTCATCGTTGCTATTTTTCTGCATCTTCAGGAAGTCCTGATAATGCTTTAATGGAATTTCACTTAAAGAAGTTGGTATAATTAATTCGACCTTCATATATCTATAATTAAAGTTTTGATTTATTGTTGTAAGCAAATGCAATGTCGTATGCAGCAGCTAACATTTTAAAGTGTAAATGCATTCTCATAAGGTCATCGAATATGATTGTTATCCATATTCCTTTCTTATCGAATATGTATTGCTCAACTACTCGTTTCATATGTGGTAAATCGTCTGTCATCTTATGTGGTATTGTTTATGGAATGGATTGTCTAATTGGTAACCTACTGCGTATCGAATAGCATCGATACTATGATTGTGCTTATCCTGTGGCGTTTTTGACTTTTTTTCTAACCAAGAATAGTTGTTTAATTCCTTAATCAAATCAATCGAATCTTCATCAACTATTAAATCGTAATCCTGCAGTAAACTAATACCATACGTTACGCTTCCTTGACCTTTAATTGCCTCCATTATATTCAACCCTTTATCTCGCAATTCGTTTATTAAACGTGGTTCTGCAGAATCAGCTACAATTAAGCAGTCATTCGCTATTGATTTATTAAGTCTATAAATATCGGATGTTGTTAAGCCAGTTTGGTATAGGTGCAATTTTAGGTATATAACTTTATTCTGCGCATCGATTGAAGTTGCTACCAATGTTGTAGGGTCTGCGCTAAATCCAAAATCCTGGCCATATACAACGCTACCAACATCCTTGAATTTACCAATAGTCCAATTGCTGAAAATCACTCCCTCGGCACGATTCAACCAACCACCGAGAATTTGGTGCTTATATTTATCAGGTCTTCTTTCTTTAATCGTTTCTATTTGCGATAGGAATGATTCTGATAGGTTATGTATATTATCGAAGTACGTCGTATGTATGTACGTTGTATCTCCTTTAATCGTATTCGCACCACCCTCAATTCCTTTACCCTCAAAGAATCGTTGGTAAATAAAATGCTCTTTGGTAGCAGGATTTAGGATAAGAATAACACGATTCTGTTTTGTCTTATGTCTAATGGATAAATCAATCTTATCGAATGTATCTTCGTCTGTTAGTTCTTCTGCCTCATCAAGTACCCAAGTAGTTACACCTTGCAATGATTTTAAGTTAGCAGTCTGTGTCCCGCTGCTCGTTTTTATACCCTTAAATATAATCTTACTTCCGGTATTAATATTAACTATCTCATCCTTTGTAACTGCAAAATCGTTAGCCATTCCAAGCAGTTCAATCTTCTCTATAAACTCAGGTATAATACTAATGCTTGCCGATACTAACGTATAACGTGTGAATAAAATAATATGTCCTGATTCCCTTGTAAGCAAACTTAAGAATGTGGTTATACTAAACGACTTCGAACTACCTCGTCCGCCAGTTATTATAAAGTACCTTGAATCAGAACCTAAATTATCGTACTTATTACTTATCGTTACCAACTTTGAAATAGTCCTTTATGTTAAAATCGTTTACATTCAATGTTGTTTCAACTGTTTCTTTAGGCTTACCAAATATATGTTCCGCAACAAAGATTTGTCCTCGTTGTGAATCCAATAAATCTACTATAAAACTCACCTTATTTTCGTCGTCAGTATCTTGCTTGTAAAGGACCTTAAGTGCTTGGACAAACAATGTATTAACCTTCGCTTCTTCTACCTTTGTTTTGCGTCCTGCTGTAGTGTGGCCGCCGTTATTCTTTCGCTTATCTTCCATAATTAAAAAAGCAATTATTATTAATTCTCATTTGTAGTCAGGACAGGATTCGAACCTGTATTTATACCACTATACAACTCTCTTTATGGTTGAGCCCGCAGAACTCTCGTTGTATATGCGTTACCATTCCGCCACCTGACTATTTAATTCTCACTATAAACCATTTCGTAAAATATCTTACTACTTACCTGATTCAATTCAATTGTTTTAACATCGCTATAATAAACCATATAGGCAACATCTGCAACTTTCAATGTTGCTTTAAGTTTTGCCCATTCTTGTAAATGCAACTTATCATTTATTACTGCAATATAATATCTCATTCAGCAGTATCTTCGTATGTTAGCATTACTGTCTTCAATTGGTCTACCATATCTTTCAAACAACTTGAACAATTTGAAGGCTCATTTCTTTGCTGAAATATTCGATTATAAATTGCTAATAGTTGCGCTTGGTCGGATGGTATAACTTGATTAGTTTTCGTTTCAATCCAAGCCTTTAGCCATTCGTATTCTGTCTCGGTTAAACATAAAGGTTTCTTATATGGAAACAATGCGTTTAGTTTAGCTTTACGCTCATCACATTTGCAGTCTTCACCTAATAAGAATTTAGCCACCTTATCTATTCCGGTAGCTTTTAAAACTGATTCTACTGTATCTCCTAATCCAGTTGCTTGTATTTTTTTCGGTCTTGCCATATAACTATAATTAAATTTTTGTGTTTTTGTTTAATACTCGATGCATATCCAAAATGTAATAATATTGCTCTATCACATCTTCGTCTTTACTATTTAATTCAATCCGCTTTTGCAACGTATCAAAATCAATTGCTCCACTTTGAATCGTTTCATAATGAACTGATTTTCTGCCAAAGAAATTAGTGTTATAATATCTAACTTTAGTAAATAATAAATATACTTTCTGTTTCATTTTAAAGTAGTTCAAAGTCTTCATTTAAATAGTCTTGCCAGTCTTCACCTACACTATCTTTAATTTTCTTCTTGCAACTTTTTAGCGTGTTGAATATACTTGAAAGGCTTATGTTTGATTTAGCAGCAATTTTACGCATTGAAGTCTTTTCATTTCGGTAGATTTCAAATAGCATTTTATCGTACCATTCCCAACTATTAATCTCGTCTAATATTTTAACTTCAATAGCATTTTTTGCAACCAACATCTCTGTATTATTTTGCATTTCCATCATATAAAGATTTTCTAAAGATACGTATTTGATACGTTTGGTTTTGTTTACGTGTTGTAAGAAGGTATTCTTAAGAGATAACCACATATAACCTTTATTGATTTTGCCATCTGTGAATAGCTTATCCTCGCTGCTCCACTTCAATAGGTTTATATATGTCTCCTGAACAATATCTTCAGCAAAAAAGTATTCGCCAAAAGAGTGAACAAATTTAGTCCACTCCTTATGATTATTTACGATTGGTATTATCCAACTCATTTGTCATTAGTCTAATTTTAACAAATATATGACTAATAAGTATAGGTATGTAAGCATTGTTTATAAGTTTAATCGGTTAAACCTTGATTTAATTGTGACTGAGCATAGCTTAATTCCACTTGAAGGATTTTTATTTGCTCAATTAACCTTTGATTTTCTGTTTGTAATTCGTCAATATGCGAATCCAAATACTTCTCAAGTGATTCGTATTCCTTGAATCTATTTTCAAGTGCTTTAAATATATTTCTGTACATAATTTCTTAATAATTCATTTGGTCTAAACGCTCATATACTGCAAACGCTATCTTTTCTCTATGATGCCACATTAACTCTGTAATGTCGTCGTTATGTAGCGTTGTAATTGATTCGATGCGTAACGTTTCAAGTTGCTGCTCATCCAAATCGTATGGTGTTTCGAAATAATACTCAACTTCTAAATCCACACCTTCTAATTCGATTCTAACTGATTGACTTTTCATACTTTTTAATTGTTAAATTGTTAATAATTTCTACAAATATATTAATTTTTCAATTGCAACTATATTTTTTTTAAAAAGATTCACGTAAATCAAACTCAAAGCATATTGATTCGTCGTGAATTGCCTTAAATATATCCTCGCACCCTACTTCTTTTAGCAAAACATTCATTGCATCATCTTCAATTTCGTTTATTACGATGTCTTTTTTAACCGAATCTACAACAATTGTTTTCTGTATTAAAATTCTTGGTCTCGGACTTATCAAAGTTGGTGGTTTTTTATGCTCGTGTAAGCCAATAATAAAGATTGAATCTCCTTTTATTAACCTTACATCCAATCCACCCTCTCTCATTGTAGAATAATCGTATGGATTCTTGCAAGGAACTAAACCACTTTTTGAATACCTGAATGGTTTGTAGCCGATAGCTAATAAATATTCAATTAATTTCATTTTTTGTCTTGTTTATTATAAAAATAACTGGACAAAAATACGGCTATCATTCACAATAGCCGTAGATTTGTTTACAGTAACCTACTTAGTGAAAACATCTTCTGTTTTCTGTGTTGAAATAGAGTAAATAGCAGCTGCCCAAATAATAGCAGCGCTAAAACAAATTACTCCAAATAACCACTCAGGCGCATTCCAATAGTCCATCGCTAAAAATATAGTTAGCGTTGGTGTTATCGGTAGTTTTGTCGGTAAATTCTTATGGTGTATCTTTCTCATATCTCTAACCTAAAATGGCAAGTCGTCACCAACTTCGTCTGCAATAGACAACTTCTCACTCGTTGACTGCATTTCTTTAGCCATCGCATCAATTTTCCATACTGCAATCGTATTAAAATACTTCACTTCACCTTGTGGATTTGTCCAACTTCTTCCTCGCAAGTTATAATGTGCTTCTACTTCTTGACCTACTTCGATTGAATCAATAAGACTGCATTTATCCTGTTGTAATTCAACTTCGATTAACTGCGGATAATCTCCAGCTTCAGAAATTACAAATGTGCGCTTACTGAACTTTTCGCTTACTTTAATCGTATCATTTTTCACGATTACTTTTCCTTTAATTGTGTTCATATTTACTTTTTATTTAATTATACATTTCATTTAACTTCAGTAAAGCCATATTCAACTCGTGATTCAATTTATCCGCTTCCTCACGTGCAATTTCCACCCATTCAGCAACTGTTTTAATATTAGGCTTGGCTTTCGTACCTAAATCAATTTCAGAATGCTTTGTAAGTGCTTTATACCACAATGATTTTACTTTACTTTCAGGTCGATAAGATACAAAATACATCGTTTCTAACTTTGGATTGACTGTAAAATAATGCAAAACTTGGTGAATATTGTCGCTTGGTATTTCATTTGCCAATAAAGTTTCTGTGTGCTTCTTTGCTCTTGGACATTTAATCTCAAGCATTATCGTATCATCTTCAGATATACCATCAGGTGACAATCCAAGAATAGGAATAGCAGCGTTCTGAATAAATCCAATCTCTTTAAATGAAATAAACAATTCATCCGATATTGCCTCACGTGCATACGGCTCTAATTCAGTTCCTCTAACCATATCAGCTGAACTATATGAATCTTCTAATTCCCAATCTTCTATATATTGTGAAATCAAATCTATGAGTAAAGTATCAGACTTGATAAATAATCCTTTCGATGCAGTTCCAGTTATTTTGCCATGACGCAATTCTAACCAATCCGCAGTACCTTGTATTATATCGTGTTTAATCATAACTGTGCTATTTGTTCTTCCGTTAATATATAATCGTTAATCAATTTATCCTTATCAAATTTACCGCTTTTAATAGCTTCTAATGCCTTTGTAAATCTTTCTTGGTTAATTGGTTGCTTTTGTTTAATAAGTTGGGTGCTGCGTACCCTAATGCCTCCAACAACTTTCCCCATCATCTTTATGGACGAATCAAAAGATAACTCTATTTGTATACCAATCCAATTTCCTATATTACGTGCGCTTGCCGAATCTAAAGATTTTTGAATCTTAACAATATCTGTTATTGTCTTTCGATTAATAGAGTTTATTACCATTGATTTTACATCCTCTTCAAAGTCTATAAAATATGCATCTGTTTTATTACCGCTTACATCTATACCTCTAGCGTAATAAGCATCTTTAATTGTAAGTATACACTTACCCATTTCGGCTACAATCGTTTCAACATCTATTCCTGCTAAATGAGTTGATTTACGATACTTTTGACAATCTACATTGTGTTCTTTCATACTTTTATTTTTTAAAGTTACGCAATCACATAAACGAGTGGCCGGAAATTAACTCGTTTATGCTGATTGCTTATTTAATTTATATCTTTTGGGAGTTTCCGGCTCTTATTGATACGCAAATATAATATTTTTTATTTATTCTACAATAAAAATAATTGTTTTTCTATTATTTTATCACTTTTACTTATGTTATCGAACGCCCACAATGGTTGCAGGTTGGTATAGTGAAATAATTTTATTAGTTCTTCTTCGTTTTTAGCCGATGCACAAGGGATAATATGGTCTACGTGCCACTTTCCTTGGTTGCTCCAATTCATTCCTTTTGTGAATTGTTTTTCTAAATGCGCTTTAGCAGTTTTCAAATCACAACCTAGCATATCAATTGTATATTGTGACTTAAATAAACTTTTAGATTTAAATGCCTTTAATATTCTACTACTTAAATTACATCTTAATTTAAATAATGGTTGATTTTGTTTCCTATTTCTTCTATATTCATTAAATTTTTCTTTATTATTTTGATAGTATTTTCTACCTGATATTTTTTTACTTTCTCTTATTTTTTCTTTATTGTTTTCATTGTATATTTTTCGTTTTTCTTTGTTTTTTTCTTTGTTTTTTTCTTGCCATAATTTATTTGAAATAACTTTTCTGGCTTTTATTTTATCTTTGTTTATTTCACTATATAATTTATTATATTTTTCTTTTTGTATTTTTATTTTGGCTTTGTTTTTTTCACGATATAATTTAAAATACTCAGCTTGTTTAGCTTTTTTTAAAATCAATTGTTCATCTTCTGTTTGCATATTTTTACAGTTAAATAATGCAGTTAAAAAAGAAACGTGGAAGGTGTAACTGCTTCACTTTTCAAACGGCTAATTACCTCCGTTCTATCCACGTATATAAATATACAACAAATATTTCAATTAAACTAATTCTATATAATTTATTTCACTATCTCTTAAGATTAAACCTAATTTATAAAAACAGTCATCTTTTGCAATCTCAATTGCTTGCTCTTCACTTACTGCAAATGTTTCAATGAAGTATGTTTGCTTGTATGTTATTCTATATCGTTTCATAATGTATTAATTTTATTTCCCTTTTTTAAATTATCAATTGCCCAAAGTGGTTGGAAGTTAGTGTAATGATTTAACTCAATTAAATGTTGTTCATCCCTTGCTAAACTTACAGGGTAGATATGGTCTAAATGCCATTTACCATGATTACATAAATTCATTCCATCTGTAAATTGTTTTTCTAAATGCAATTTAAAAGTTTCAAAATCACACCCTAAAATTTCATGTGTTTTAGATTTTTTAGAATATCCTTGATTTTTAATTGATAATTTAATCAAGCTTCTAATATTACCCGTTAATTTAAATAATGGGTCTGTTTGTCTTCTTTGCTTTTTTTGAGCATGTTCTTTTTGTCTATTTTCTTTTACACTACGATATTTTTTACTTTTTATATCACTACAAATTTTGCAATAATAATTAATACCAAAAGGTTTATTTTTGGAAGCGTTAAAAAATTCTTTTGTTGCTGGATACCAATTAGAACAACAAGAACATTTTTTTTCTTTTTTATGTATATTAATAGATTCTTTACATGAATTACATTTTGGTTTTTTTATTATTTGAGAATTTAGCGTTCCAAGTGTATTTGTTTTTGATTCAGAACCACAAAAAACACATACTTTTTTAAAATAATGTCTTTCATATTTTGAAGAACCATATTTTAATCTACCTAAATATTCAATAATTTTATAAGAACCAAATTCAACACCTAAATATTTTTCTTTTAATTTATTTTCATTTTCCTTTTTATAGCAGTCTTTTTTTAATTTATTAATTATTACTAATTTATCTTTTTTTTCTTTTAATTTATCACTATTTTTTATTCTATAAAGTTTATCCTGAATTGATTTACACTTTTTGCAGTTTGACCTTACACCATCTTTACATCCAGGATGTTTGCCATATTCAATTAAATGCTTTTCTATTTTGCAAGTACTACATATCTTCATAATTTTTTTTCTTTATTATCCGTTAATTTTACT